GTATAACTAAAACCCAAATAAGGGGAGAGCGCGAGTCGTATTGCGTGTTGTAGCCTATAACCTATATGGGATACCTATAATAAACATTATGTTAAATAAGGTAATTTTTTAAATATTGGTTGTTATGCTTATGAACGCCAGATCTTCTGTAATTTCTTCATAGTAACATCCAGATTTTGAGGTAATCGGGTTGAGTGTTTTGTAGTCATCATTAGCCAGAACGCCTGCGTCAACTAGTAAATCTTGGATGGTCTGTTGCTTGTTAACTGTGTCTGTAATGTACCTGTTTTTAAAGTAGAATTTTAGCGTCATGGTAGCCTTGGTCAGAGGAAATATTAGTCCTTTTTCACCTAATCTTGACGCCCATTCTGCCATCTGAAGCTGCAAAACTGGTTTGTATTTTTTTACAAATTCAATGTACTTTGCGTTGCCTCTCATCTTAGAACTAGTCATAGAAATTGCTTTCTGAACGTCATTCCATGTAGGATTTTTACCTAATTTTTGTTGATTGTTAGCCCAAGATCGCGCGTGTTTTCGGATCGTAACCGCTTGTTGGTTGTTCTTTTTACTAGGTACATTTCCTCTAATTACAAATCGAATTGTAGTAGAATTTGCACCGTATTTTTCTTCTTTGAATGGGGGAATTGGGACGTTAAAGTACGTCAGAATGCGTTTTGCCATCGTTTTTTTGACAAAAATAGGGTAAAATACCCATATACCATGCGTTTATTTCTTCTTATGCCTGTTAGCAAACGCCCTTGCTTGTGCTGGAGAGCTGAATCCCCACTTCTTTAATGCCAATGCTTTTCTGGTTGGTTCACCATTTGGCTTTTTCATCGGCCCTTTCATGCCTGCAAACCTAGCTGCAAAAGAAACGCGCCTTGGGTTAGTGCCTTTTTCAACTGGTGGTTTAAGATTTCCACCTGTTTCTGCGTTGTAGGAAGCCCTTCCTTTGGCGTTTAATCCACCTTTAGGATTCTTTCCTTCACTGCGTGTCCAAGCTGGTGTTTTGTGCATCATTTCTTCTTCTCTTTTGCTTTAATTTTTCTTTCTTGCTCAAGCATTTCTGGTGTAGGTTTCTTACCTGATCCAGCTTTTGCGCGGATGTTGTTCCAAAGACTATTGGCAACTCCTAGTTTGTTTAGTTTACCTTTCATTAATTTGATTTTTTCTTTGCTGCTGCTGCAAGTTTTCTATATCTAGCTGCGTTTGCTGCATCTCTGTCTGCGGATTTTATTGACATATCATACACTTCTTTACGATTCTTTATGCTTTTATCCATAAGTACATCAAATCCACCGGTTTTCTTTTTATAAGCCTCGTTGTCTAATGAATCAGCTATTTGATTTACTCTTTCTGGAGTTAAAAGTTTTTTCTTAGGGTCGCCGGGAGCTTGCATTATTCCTGCCATAAAAAATATTTTGTATAAAATTACATACTTTTTGAAATATCTGAAATTTTTATTTCTATTCCAGACAGCATCGCGTCAATGGTTACCTCTATCATTTCCCTTTGTTGCGGGTTCAATAGGGCTACCTTTTCGCTAATGGCGGGTATGGCAAACACATCGCTTTCTATTTCAGCCTTAAACCCATCTCTAATTGCCTGTGTTAAATGTGGGTAAGCAAGCAAATCTTTAAATATCCAATCTATTTTGTTAATGTAGCTTTTAAATAATCTTGATCCCATAGCTTGCGGATATTCTCGTCTAAAATCCTCAAAGTGTTCTTTAGCCATCTTTAGATGGTGAACTGCACTTACTATGTTAGATCCCTTTACCATTGTTAAAGTTTAAGTGTGTTTCTTCTATGCTTTCTAGAAATAGTCTTGCTTTCAATACCTTCTCTTTGATTAACTCTATATCCTCGTCATTTCTATGTACCGGGAATAACAGCAATTTTTCTTTTTGGTCTATGTCATCAAACATCATGTTAAGCTCCAATTTAGCAGCCTCTAGGACGTATTCTGAGCTTTCTTCTGATATAACGTTCATCTTGTATAGCAAAGACTTCTTTTCTTGCTCTATGATGCCAAATGGCGTATTTATCAGGCAATATGCAACGCAAGACTCTGTTGCGTCTGTAAGCCACATATACGATTGTAATTGCCAATAGTATTGCGAATTCAATTTGTCTGGAATATTTCCTAAAAAAGTAAATAGGTCATAGCTAGATTTTACATCCCAAACTTTTAATCCCGTTTCCGTTAAGTCTACTACATCTGGATGCCCTGAAATAAATTCGTTAGAGAATCGTTCAGTGTTTTTACTTAATGGCCTGCCTAGGGATTGCGCTAGTAATTCAATCGCATCATCTTCTACTTCTACACCTTTGCGCATCTGCTTTGTCTGCACGTCTTTTCTACGCCCATATTTTTCTGCAATGTAGATTTCAATCAAATGTGATTTTGCAGTCTTGGATAATACCCCAGCATCCTTATCAGCTTTAGTTACAGGCTCGGTCATTAGATACCCAACAGAGCTAGATCTAATTAAAGTTTTGTTAAAATTCATTTAATGATTTTAGTTTTTTGTCGTAGTACATTTTTAGTTCCGGTTTGTTCTTGGCCATAAATTCAAAGGCTTTTAGTTCGCCTTCGTTTTTACAAGCGTCAATAAAGCCCATTGTTCTCTCAATCAGCGTTTGGGGAGATTGTGTCTTAATCACTTCTACTGGTTCTTCTTCTTGTTGCAAAGCCTGAACTTTTTGATTGTTAAGATGACACTCCTCTACGAATTGTTTTGCGAGATCAATGGCCTTATTTGCGCTTTCACCTTGCTCCAAAACAATCTCGACACCAATTCTTTCGGATTGATAATTGCCAAGATTGAATGTTTTTTGATAGTTAATTGTTCTGATTTCCATTTTAGTTGTAGCCCCTTTTAGTTATTTAACCCTAGTTACACGAGTGATTCCACTGTAATGTCTAATTTTAAAGATTTTATCTTTATGTTCCTGCGTTTTTTTGAGATGGGATATCATTACGGCCACCGATGTAACCGGGTTTTTAAATTCAATTGTTTTATCCACATCCAATGCGCCACACTTGCTAGGCACTGAATCTGGACTTGGTAATCTTGCCATTTTTGATTAATTTATAACAAAGTTAAATTTAATTATTTAATTAAAAAAATAAATTTATTGTTTTTTTTATTTATTTTTGTTTTGCAGTTCGTACATAGTGTTTTTTAAGGTTTAACCCTCGCTATTTTCATAGTGGGGGTTTTTTTGTCACAAATATTCCTAAAATTGTGACACTTATCGATCAAAAAGGGTAGTAAAACCACTAATCTTTGCATTTATTCGTACGATAAAGTGTCATAAAACGCACTTTTTAATACATATTAGTCCTTTTTACCACTTATCCTTATTTGCCAATCCTCTGAAACCAGCGCCACATATACATTATCGCGTAAGCGAAAAATTTTAAAAAACTCACTCACCTAGAAGAACGGGGGGTAACGTTACGATATAGGGTGTAGACAAGGGCAAAGGGGAACGGGCAAAGGTTGGGTACGGGGGTTGCGTTTTTGGTTTTGGGTTTTGGTTATGGTACGGGCAATTGCTTGATGGTATTGGGTTGTAGGGCGGTGCAATGGTTTGTAATGTGGTCGGGTTGGTATGTTCGTGCATTGGGTTGTAGGTATGTTGGTTGGGTTAGTAGATAGGGGAAAGATAGGGTATGTGTAGCTACAATTTGGTTATTATCGTAACAAACCGTAACTTAGCAGCGTAACAAATCGTAACATATGATACAGAAAATAGAGAACTGCAAATACTGCAATCAAAAAATGGAAAGCAAAACGGCTAAAAAAAGGTTTTGTTCTGACAAGTGCAGGATATACTTTAACAGAGAGTCAAAAAGCGTTCCGGTTATTGCGCAGACGGCTAAAAATTCAATTCAAACAAAGAAGATGATAAATATTATCAAAATAACAGAAAAGCCCCATTTTGAGCCTGTAATTGAAAAAATAGAAAAGAAAAGCTCATATGATCCGTTTAGTAATCCAAGATTTAAAAATAAATTATAAAAAACCCCCGTTAAAAATAACAGGGGCTTCAACTAAAATCGAACAAAAAAAACGTGGAACTAATGTAAAATTAATTGTTTTTTTGAATTATTTTATAAATTTCTTTTTTATTAAATCTAATTTGGCTCTATATTCAATAATTAGGCTTTTTAGCTCGTCTTTTGTGGGCTTTTCCACCTGTCTAGCTAATTCTTGAAGATATTCTACTGTTCCGGGCCTTTCTTGGTCTAGTTTTTTAGCATAAACATCTAGATTACCAGATAAAAACACATTATCGTTTTCGGATTGTGGCCTGCAATTTTGCTCAAGCCATCTCGTTGCTAGGTTAGCTCTTGGGATAAAATGTCCATTTTGTATTTTAGTCCAATGATATTTTTTACCTGATGTAAAGCATTCAACATTCCCTTCTTTGTCTGCATATTTGCATCTTATGTATTGACTAAAAACATGATCAAGATCTTCTGTAAGGTTTTTAAAACTTTCAAAATCTTTATCTTCATATGCATCCATTCTTCTTTGTGTGCTATGTATTGTAGCGCATTGCTTACACATTTTTTTTGAAAAATGAAAATCAATTTTACCGCAATTAATACAACGCTTTTTTTTAACTATTATTGTTGAGTTTCTCATTTATAAAATTTTTAACCATATACGTTTTAATTCAAAGCACAAGTGTGCGGTTAAATATAAAAAACAAGCTAATGGTAATGATACCAATATAAACTTTAATAGTTCGTAGGTAAATATTAGTGCTTTCATAG